ACCACTCAACGCCTGTGCATCGTAGTATTGCCCGATGACATCCCTTGCGCGGATAGGTAGTTTGGCTTTGGAAATGATGTTCTGGATCGCCTTGTGAGCTTCGGCTAAGTCGGCTTTTGTAGTTTTAGGATCAGCAAGGATAGCGTCATACTTGAGCAAAGATTTATACTGCTCTGGAGTAAACCCAGTCCATCCATTGAGTGCCGCCATGTCACTCAATACATTTTTCGCTGGGTCTAATGCGCCAGCACGGAGGGCTTGCAACACCTTCTGGAATGCTCTGCGGCTTCTAGTATCTCCAGCCTTCCAAGGTGCAGTCTTACTGATAGCCTGAGTGAATGCTTCTTCTTGCGCCATCGTGAAGCGTTTCTGGAGCGAGATGTCCATCAGCTTTGCTATCCTTTCAGACTGGGCAATAGTCAGCCCTGCTTTGCGGAGGTAGTCGCGCATGACTTCATACCTCCAATTTGGTTTCTGCTGTTCTTCCAACGGAGTGTCTTTGATTGCTTTGACGATTTCCGAGATTGACCCTTTCTCAATTGCACGATCAATGGATTTAAGTTGGTTGTTCAGAGAGTTAATTTCAATCTGTCTTCCTACCACATCAGCAAGAATGTTTGCTGCTGTTTCTTCAACACCCAATCCTTTGAGTTCTTTCACAAATGACTTCTTGAAATTAGAAATGATTTCACCAGATTGCTTAGGATCAAACATCTTATTCAGATTCAACTTCAAGGCATTCTTCACCGCCTCACGGACGGGATTCATTTTCGCCTCGGATGGTAGCTTCACCTCAAATGATGGAGTGTCAGATTGAATCTTGGCAAGTTTACCTATTTCAGATTTTGCTTGATTTTGTATTTTCTGCATCTGACTATCAACTTCATTTTGTTGAAGTTCTATCTTTTTCGACATCGAATTTACTTCGATCTGCCTTCCGACTACACTTGCAAGTATTGATGCAGAAGAATCCTTAACTCCAAGTTTAACAAGTTTTTCAATGAATGCAGGTTTCCATTTTTGAACAAAATCATTTGCTTCACCAGCATCAAGTTTTAACGCATCTCGTATTGCTTTGCGTATTGTTTTTAATACAGATTCAACTTTTTGTTTTGCTGGTTTAGCTTCTACAAACCAAGAAATTGTGTCTGATTGAATTTTCGCAAATTCATCAATCTGCTTTTGCGCTTCGTTCTCTGCTTTCTCTGCTTGCAAATCAACACTACCTTTAGCTTCTTTAGCTATCTTCGCTTTAGCTTTTGCCGCCGCTTCTTTAAGCAACCTTTCTTGAATCAATCCTTGAAGTTGGTTCTCTAAGTTTTCTTTTAAAAGCGTGTAATCAGCAGAACTTGGATAAACAAATTTAATTTTAGAAATCTTTTCAATGATTGCATTTATCAAACCATCTTGCTTGCTTATTGCATCGTTTGGATTTTCATCCATCATTTTCACAAGTTTGACGATGCTTGTATTTTCTTCTTTTAGTTCATTGAAGATAAGTCGGCGTAAAGTGGATTCGCTTATTGGCATATCCAATTGCTGCGCCATTGCTTTATCCCATGCGTTTTCTATGCCATCATACTTAACATTGATAGCATCTTGCTCATCTGAATCCTCGGTATCATCCAGTTCTTTCTCCCTCTTCCGTTTGATTTCAGCCCTAATATTTTCATCAGCAAGTTTGATCTTGTCTTGTGAAAGTGGTTTCTCCCCAAGAATACTGGCTACCTGTTCGTAGATAGACATCTTGGTATTGGGTGGAGTTCCCTTTAATCCAAGAGATATAAGCATACTTTTAACGATGCTTCCAAGCTCTCGGTTTTGTGCTGCATCCAATTCTCCAAGTGAACCGGGTTTGTTTTCTTCGTTAGATAATGTTTTCCAGAATCCAGTTTCCAATCCAGTAGCCGCACCCTCAACCATCTTTTGACGATAGTTGCTCAATCCTCCTTTTAGGATTTTCTTTACACCTTCAAATCGAGAACTCGCTCTTTTACTATATGGTAAGTATTTAGTTTCAATTGTTCCACCGCCAAGTTTTTGAAGTGCCAACATCGCCGCTACTATCGGGTCTTTAGCAGTAGATGTAGCTTGAGCAATCTCATCTTCAATCTTTGCTACCAAATCTGTGCCTGTCTTCTTGCCTACTTCATCAAGCTCATCAGTCAATTCTTCTGCTGTAATCTCTTCAGTTTTATCCACTGCACTATAAGCATCTTTAATGGATTGAACTTGCTCTTTAGTTGGGTTAGGCCCGTAGATGAACTCTGCTACATAGTTAGCAAATGCATCCTGCTCGGCTTGTCCCATCATAGTAAAGTTTGTGCTGCGCTCTAAGGCTCCACGCATTGCTCTCGCGCTCTCTTCCAAAGTTACACCTTCTCCAAGCGGCAACCTGTTCATGTTGCTCATCATTATTCCAAGCATCATCTTCTGACCCTCGGCGGCTAACTTGATTGAATACTCAAACAAGTCATTAGTGAACAAGATTGCGCCCATACTAACCTCGCTGGCTACTCCCTCTTCATCTACTAACCGTCCGATGTCGTTCAGTTCCTCAGCATATGCCGCCGCTTCTTTCTTCGGCCCAACTAACTTACCTAAAGCACGGAATGCTGTAAGGGTATTTTCCTCTGTTACTTCAGCGGGGTTAAAGAAGTTCTGTCGTAATACTTCTTTTGTTTTGGCTATAATCTGCTTTGGAGTTTTCTTTTCTGGCCCAGCATTTTTAATGCTTGCAACTTGCCCTCTCTTTACAGGAGTTTTCTTTTCTGCTTTAGCTTCCTCGGTTGGCTTCTCTTCTACTTTAGCTTCCTCTACTGGCTTTTCTACGACTTTAGCTTTCTCACCTATCTTACCCTTGCCAACATTGACTGCTCCAGCTTCACCCTTCTTAGGAAGATACCCCATCAATTCATTCAGCTTCGCTGGCGCACCACTCACTGCTTGCCATACTTCCCCAAGGAACTCTCTGACCGCATCACCGAATCTCTGGATCATCTGTTCCGCCCATGCCTTAAACTCCATACCAGCCTCGTAGATGTTCTGCCCTGCTTGAATGAAGTCTTCTTTGGTTGGGATTAGAACGCCACCAGCTTCGCCTTTCTTAACTCGCTTTACAGGCTTCATGTCAGCCTTCTCTACTACCTGCGTCTCGCCCGTCTTATCGTTCTTTACAGAATAATACTGCTCGTTATTCGCCCTCTCTGTATCTGTCTGCGGGATTACTTCTTCGATGGTGTAGGTCTGCGGACTCCTGCCTAACTTGATGCGGTTGCCTACTGCGATGCCTTCTGGCGTTGTTGGTCGAATTGGTGGGCGGAATAGCATTACTCTACCCTCAAAAGAAGCCTCAAGCCCACGATCATTCGCCGCCTTAATCATGCGCTCTATTCCTTCTCTAGTGCGATTCTTTTCTGGAACCTCAACAGATACTTCTGAGCCTGTATTCTCTACTTCATCTAAAATAATATCCAACCGCGTTTTTACTGCTGCGGGTGTTATCGTTTCCGATACTGCGGGCGCAGTAGAAGGAGTGGTTGGCGGGTATTTTGAAATAAGTTTTTCTGCTGTTTTTTGATCTATTGCTGGGAATAAATCTCCAGCTCTATCAGATTCAAATGTGCGCGATCCTTTTAATGCGGAAAACATTTCACTAATTGGAACATTTGCATAATCAGACGGCATGAAAGAATTAGAAGATTCTCCAATATAAACTTGGCGACCATTTGCGTTTACTCCAATTGCCACAACCTTGCCATCATTAGTGCGAGAATATATGGCCGGGCCGTCTGAAGTTTCAATTACCTCATCCCCGCTTTTAAGCCGCGATTCATCAACCTTCCAAGAATCATTTTCAAAATAAAATGGCGTATTTATATCACCAGTTGCGTAATCCTTTGCGGCTTCTGGCGCGGGAGCTTCTGCTGGTGCAGCTTGCTCGGTGACTGGTGCGGGAGTGACTGGCTCAATTGGCGCGGCCTCTGCTGGATAAAGTTCTTCTACATAATCAATCAACTCTTGGTTTCCAGTTAGTTCTGCGGTGCGCTTGGCAAATTCTTTGGTGGCTTTTTCTCTTTTTAAATTACGAAGACCTGTTTTAGCCAAATCCAACTCCCCTTGTTTTGTTCGATTTATTACGAATTTTGCCGTATTAGACAATTGATTAATTTTATTTTTTAATACATCCCCAGTTGTTTCTTTAATTTTTCTTGATTCAAGGCCTTTTACTTTAAGTCTTTCTTTGCTTTCCCTAATAACACCCATGATTGTTGGGAATGTTTTTCTATCAGCAACAAGACCCTTCATCTTTTCGGCGGATTCAAGTAATGCAGATAATGCTGGAGCTACTTGTGCTGCTCGTTCTGGATTTGAAACCCGCTCAACATTGAACTCGGCTATTAATTCATTTGGTGAAAGAAGGTAATTGAAGAAACTTGCATCTGGATTACTTGCCGCTAATACTTTTGCTCGCAAGCCCGGATATAGTAATTCTTCTATCGCTTGAAGTTCATTTAGGACATTTTGATCTTTATTGATCTTATCACCAAGAAGCGAGTGCGATGCGTGACCAAGTTCGTGTGCTACGATTCGCCCTCTTTGCGTTCCTTTTACTTCTGGATTTACAGCCACCCCACCATGAAAATGTGCGCCCAACCATTCAAGTGAATACAAGGATTTAATGTTGGCGATAGCATTCCCATATCTACCAGACACACGATCATTCATGTCCTCTGGAAGTTCCAATGCTTGCCGCTCGTATCCTATTTCATCAAATCTTTTCTTTGATTCTTTTGGATCAAGGATATTCTTTTCTTGCTTGCCTCCAGAAATTGAAAGCGTTTTGCCTTTCTTTGCAATTGCATCTGGAAGACTACGCGCATCCTGTAAAGTTGGTGTGGTTGGTGGGCTGAACTTTTTCTGTTGTTCAAGAACCTTATTCTCTTCCTCAATTTGATTGGCTATATTCGTTGCAGATGCTATGGCTTGTTTGGTCGCGGGAACTTCCGCTGGCGCAGCCTCCTCGGTTGGTGCGGGAGTGATTGGCTCAACTGGCGCGGCTTCTGCGATGGTTGGCGCAACCTCTACTGGTGGCGTGACTACTTGTTCTACTGGGGCGGCTACGGGCGTTACAGCTTCTGCTACGGGCGCGGCTTGTGCAGGAGGAACTGGTAAGGGTTCCGTTGGGGCAGGTTCTTCTACTATCGCCTTGGCTAACTCGGCTTGCTGACGCTCGGCTTCTGTTATCGGTTCCGATAATCCAAACTTTGGAGCTTCGGTTTTAAGTGTAGCCAACTTCTTTTGATCTGCCGCGATGTCCAGTCTCAAGCTACTCGCTTCTGGTGAAGTAGATTCAAGCGCATCCAAGTCTTGCCGTTTGTTATCAATGCCCCGCTCCAGCCTTGTGATCTCTGTGGAGAGTGCTTGCGCTGCTGGAGTATCAGAATCCAAGTCGCGCATTCTGCGGTTTGCTTCCTTCTCAATATCAATGAGAGCCTTCTGTTCTGGACTCATTGCTTCGATAGCACCTGCTCCGCCACCAATAAGACCACCAGCAACCACTCCGGTTGTAGCACTTTCAATCGCGCCTCGGAATGTCGGGACATCAAAGCCTTCTCTTTGTAGGGCTATGTTAGGAGCAATCGCTTCTTGTGCGCTTTGGACGCCTTCAATTGGAGCTTCCGCAATAGAACCCTTCAAGATGCCTTTAATGATCCCTCCGCTTGCTTCTTTGCCTTGCTTGGAAAGAACGCGAGTCAAGATAGCTTCAGCACCCGTAGATGCGGCAAGAGCGTTGAGTCCACCGCTGACAAGAATTTGATCCAAGTTCTTTCCACCATACTCCTGCGCCTGTGAAGCAAGCGTCTCTACTTGATCTTCTGGAATACCCTGCTCACGGAGATAGTCTTTCGTGCCTTGGTAGATATTCCCCTTACCCATACCTACACCTTGGGCGAATCCAGTTCCAATAGTAAGACCAACCTGCGCGGCTTTAGACAACTGCGCGGCCTTTCCTGCCACACCAAATACTACTTGGGGAACCATATACCCCAAAGTATTTGCAGTCATTTCTGCTGGTGCAGATGCAAACGCCTCAAACCCTGCCGCAACCTTATCCAAGAATCCACCATCTTTGGCCTTCTGTAAAAGCTCTGCTACTCGTTTTGAATCTTTCTTTGATTCAGCGGAGAGTATGCTATCCATGTAGTCCTCATAACCGGCAATGGATTTGGATACTTCATTATCCGCGCCAAACAAATCCGTGTATCCCCTCACCGCACTACCTACACCCTTGGCAAACTGGATCGGTATATCAGCAGCTTGGCGTAAGAATCCAGATGGTTCTGGTTCGGGAACTTCAACACTTGGCATTGGTTGCCCAGATTCAATAGAAGCAACCTCATCAAGAGAATAACCCCTTTCTTTTGCCAAACCTATTTCTTTATTTTCAGAAGAAATTATATTCCAAATTTCATCATCAGAATATCCTCGCTCCCTTGCAAATTTCAGTTCATCAAATGAAAAAGCCATATGAAATACCTATCAAGTTGATTACAGAGATACAAGTTGTTTATTGATTTTATCAACCTCGGCTTTAACTTTTGCTTCTGTTTCTTTTGTGATTCCAGCTTTTAATGTCTTGCCACCAGAAGCCCTTTGAACTGTATAAATTAAATTTTCCAGCCTTCTTTTTTCAGATTCAAGCCTTCTTTTTTCAGATTCAAGCCTTGATTGCTCAACTGTTTTAGCTTGCTGTGGAGTTACTGTTCTTCCGGTTTTTTTTGCTCCAGACAATTCTTTTTGCACTTGCTCTTCAAGAGATAATTCTTGTTTTGGTGGCGGCGTTGGTTGCGCTAAAGTAGTGACCTTCTCTTGTGTAGGCTCTTCAGTTTTCTTAACAGGATATTTGTCTTCAAGAGTTTTACCGCTTGGCTTGAATATAGCAGGAGTTCCACCAGCGTTTTCCGCTACAGCAGGAGCAATGCCTGCAATCGTTTCAATTGCTGCATATTGATCTTGTGTAATTTTTATATCTTTTCCATCTTTTCCCGTAACTGTAAAGATAGTACCTTGACCTATTGGATCATCTCTTTGATCTGTGGATGCCCTTAAAGCATAAATATCTTTTCCGAAGTCATTAAACAATTTGGTCATTGTTTTATCACTCATTGTTCTTACCGCTTTTTCCACATTAGCTTTAGTGCCGCCATCCTTTGTAAAATTCTCTCTTGCTTCTGGAGCAGTCAATTTTGAGTTGCGGCTAAGTTCACCCTTTCCAGATAATGTTGCTGTTGTTTCTTTCCAAGTTTCTTTTGGAACTGCAAATCCAACAAAGTCTGGTAAATACTTTGATAATCCAGCAATATTTTGCACCTCATATTGATCTGGATTAAAGTTGGTAATACCAAACGACATTGTTGCCTGCTTCTGTTGTTCCGGTGGAAGAGTCAATACTTCTTCAACATTTTGTCTCCCCGCTTGTTGGGCTGGAGTCCCTTCTTGAATAGGCTTATTAAATGCGGGCATTCCAGCACCAGTAGTTTGTGGCATTTCGTCAAGTTGACTAAAGTCTACGGGCAATGGTGTGGTGGTTTCATTATCTACAGAAGAAATATTTCCAAACCCATATCTTGGTGCATCTGGTGATGGTGTGCCACCACCAGTTTTATTTGCAGTAACTTTATCGTAGTATGCTTGCCTTTGATTGTATTCCTGTGTTTGCTTGTAAACGGCAGCAGAGTCATCAATTCCTTTAAGAGCAATTTCAATAAATGGAAGTGCCGCTTTATTCTGCATCAAATTAGGGTTGGATGCCAATACACCCATCATCTTTGAATACGCTCCAGCAGTATCACCAGTCTGTGCAAGTGTCATCGACTCCTGCATACTCTGTTGCAAGAACGGCAGCATCTCCTGCGCTTGCTTCTGTTGTTCGCGTTGAGCTAAGGCTTGTCCTACTTGCTGACCAAGTTGTTGCAAGGATTGGCCAACTGCCACTCCATAATTCCCAACTTGACCACCACCAACATCAAAAAAACTGGGTTGTAAAATAGGTAATGCCATAATTTTTATGAGTAAGGATAGAATCCACCACCGCCACCCTTAGGTTGATAATATCCGATTGCACTTGCTGGTTTTCCTGTTGCTTGCATTGCTCCAGCTTGACTTCCGTAGAATCCAGTTGCTGTATTTAAACCTCCATATCCTCCTGCATTTTGTGCCGCGAATTGTGCTTGCCGTGCCGCACCAACGCCACTTAATGCACCAGATAATGCTTGACCAACTCCCATTTGTGCTTGGATATTTTGTTGTGCTGCCATACTTTGTTGTGAGATTTGATTCATGTTTGCAGCGTAAGTTCCTTGAGCCACCCCGCCCAAGGCTTCTGCTTGCGCTAATTGGTTAGCCACTGAATATTGCTGCGCTCGCATTTGTCTATCATATGCCTGTTCTCTTAATCCACCAAGTTGAATTCCAACTCCAGCCATTTGAGTTGGAGTTGTAATAAATCCGGCAGCTAATCTCATCCAATCTTTAGCATTATTTTCTAATTCTCCTACTCCTTGAGATAATGCAAGTGTTGATGCTGCTATTCCCCTTTGCTGCTCAACAACCCCAGGAGCGAGTTGTAAACCTTGAAGCATTCTTTGTTCAGAAGATTGACGTAGTTGATCCGCTAATTGGGCTTGTGCAGTTTGGAATCCACCGACCCGTCCTGCTGTTGCTGGATTAAAACCTGCTCCTGCTCTCTCTGCAATTGCACGATTGATTTGTTCCTGCACTACATCTGGAAGTTGACCGCCAATCATACTTGAGATAGCTGCTTGCTGTTGCTGAATCAATGGTTGCTTATCTTGCAATTGGACATACTGATTTGCGAGATTACCCTTCCATTGATCCAAGACTTGCATTGCTTGCGCTCTTGCATTTGCAGAACCGGGTTGTATTTTCTCTAATTGGTTAATTGTATTTTGAGTGTCCTCATTAGCTATCTTTTTAAATGCAGGCCAATTTTTCCCCAAATCTTCAGAAACCGCTGTTGGGTTATATTCTGGAGTTTTAATTGTTGGATCAATTGACATTATTAAACTCTCAATTTTTTTCTGTTGTTTTTTAAAATTTTTCGTAGCATTTCCCATGCTTCTACCTTGAGCTTTAGTTGCTTGAGATGTTGCGTATGCTCCATATGCTGCACTTCCAACAGCCACCACACCAGCCGCAATAGCAAATCCGCTTGTAAAAAACATCTGCGGATGCTTGTTTTTGACTAAGTTTTCTGGATGTTGAAGGAATCTCATTTGATTAAGTCGGTTCGGTTGTGCCGCCACTTTTGCACCCTTGGGTCTTCTTTGGCGATGTGAGGATTAAAGTCTCTTGAAGTGATGCTGTCAATAATTTCATCAGGATCAGTTAAGTCTGTTACATGGCAGGTAGTCCAGACTGTGTCCTTGTGAGTGTATAGCATACGCCTTGTTCCTGCTTCTGTAATGCCGCTGTAGCCCGTTTTATAACGGTGAGCTGGGATGCCATGATACCAGACAGTCACATCACCTTTCATCACGAAGAATGGATGGGTAGTTAGATGGAGTAGGGTTGTCAGAATCGTATCCTTCGGCATGAAGATTTCCCGAATATACATACCCGGAGTAAACCTGTGAATCAAGGGACATTCCCTCGGAGGAAGTTTTAAAATCTCCAAGTCCATCAAGTTTAGCTCGTAGTCTGGATCACCATATCCAACTACGTTTCTTGCATCAATCTTGTCTGGGATTGTTAGCGTCATCGGTATAGGAAGTAGTCGTTTGGTGAAGGTGAAAGTAAATCAGACCCAATCAAGTTATCTGCCCTGCTATAGTTTGCAATTCGTAGTGGGGCGGCAGTTGGAATCTCATATCCTTCCATCTCCTTTTCTTGTTCCTGCACGGCCAGCCCAAGGTTGCTCATAAATTCCTGCGCCTTGCGGTTCTCGCGTGAATTCAATGCCAAGATAGCATAGATCATCGCGTCTGGGATAAACTCTACCAACTCCTTTGGATCGGTCAAATCAAAGTATTTCTTCGATGCGTAGAGCGTAATGCACTCGCAAGTCTTAGGAGCCTTGAATCTACGAAAGGTAGGATTTACATCATTAGGTTGATAGATTGCTATCAGCGTTCTTGCTTGCAACTCCATGTCGTAAGCATACACACGAATCCTTCCCTTGGTTACTGGCTTGGATACAGCGCGAACCCCTTTGATTAGCAGGTCAGTCTTGGAAATGTTTGGACTCTGTGCGGCGAATAGATTGACTTTATGGTAGGTGTCGTATTGATCCTGCACTTCGAACATCAGCTCTGTTCCTGCATCTTCTACGTCTTCCGCAATTATACCTAGTTGATATGGATGCGTTGTATAGTCACGGAAAAGAACGTGAAGCCCCCCGATTTCGGTAATCAATCTATGGCATGAGTGATCCGCATGAAGAGCGAAAGCGTTGGTCGCATTGAACCATTCATCTGCTAGAGATGCGGATTCGTTACCGATCCAAGCAAGTTTGATTTGCTCATATCGGTTCGGTAGCGTGAAGCAATCATTCACGCAACAAATCTGGACATACTCTTCTATGCTTGTCCAGCCACGCTTATTCCATAGTAGTCGCCTTGCTTGGTTTATGGCTTTAATGGCTCTGTCATCTGAACAAGTGCCACTATCACCAACGAACCCCTTCACAAGCTCTACCATCTCTTCGAGGGTATCAGCCATAGGGATTATCGTTACCGATAATTATTTTCCACCAACGGGCTTGCCAGATTTTGGCATAGGTGCGCTGGAGTATGGGTTCTTGCCAGAATTAGGTGGGTTCATATTTCCCATACCTTCACGGATACTTCCGCGGGTTGGGCTTCCGTCAGATACTAGCTTTGGGTCTGTTCCTTTTAGTGGTGTCATATGTTTGTTTGGTTGGTTGTTATGCTGAGTGGATTGCTACCCAATCCAGTTGAGTTATTGTAGCTACGTTCTGGTCAATAATAACTGTGAAACCAGAAATGGTTTGCGATCCAGTTTGGACTGCAAAAATTGGTGCTGATCCTGTGCCAAAAGTATTGGTAACAGGCGTGAATGCTACAGTATAATTATCGCTTGGCATTGCCGTTGCAAAAGTGATTGTAACAGTAGAATCTGGAGCAATAAGCCCAGTGATTGTGCCTTGCCTTACTTGTGTAGTGGCAAGGACATCAATTTGATTCTGCAAGTTCAACAGATAATCGTTGATTGTTTGAATCTGCTGCGGAGTGACATCCGCCAATCCGGGGATATTCACAGTTCCACTTGCCAAAACAATATCAGTAAATTGTTGGAATATCTGAGTCCAGTTTCCAGTTGGACAGAAGTCGTCTGGAACAGATGGGAAAATAAGCGCGGGTGATGAATCTTGATTGTCCATTACAATTTAATTAACGATATTGTATTCCCAATATTTTTCTTGGCAACAAGAAAATGGTTCGCATTCTTGATTTTCTTCTGGGCAGTCACCAACTGGCGAATCGTCGTTGTTCTTAATGTTTGCCATCAATCTTACTCGATCAACTGTAGCTGCACCAGTCAAATTGATTTTGATTTGGAACTCGCTTCCTTCCACTGATGGTATGCCTGCTAAGTCATTGCACTCACTTGGGTCTGGAGTGTTGAACTTGTAGCGTTTGTAGCGATTACCACCCCGCTGCGGAACACATTCAGTCACCACTGGAGAACATGGATTGCAACCAAATGTAGTAGGAACTTTAAGCTCTGACCAACATGGATTACTATCTGCGCGAAATTCAACAGAGCTTTCCACCTCGCCTTTGATCTCACTCATCCACATTTCTCCACCAGTAATTCTTTTGCGAAGGAACTTGTTTGTAGCCCCGCTTCGATTGAAATCATACCTGCCAGTTGTAAAGAATGATTCGATCTTTCGTGTCCCGTTCGGCCCGTAGTCATCAGTTTGCTCTGATGTTATTTCATACAAACGATTCTTATTATCTTTATCAAATGAGAATGCAAATCCACGCTTCTGACCTGCTATCAACGCAGACAACATTTGCGTTGGTCTTATTCCAGTCCATAACCCATTCCAACGGAAAGTCAGTTGAGCATCTGGTGCTGGCGATGCTGACTGGTCAAGGTCAAGGGCGATCATCCCGCGATGGTATCTATGCAAACCCGGAGCGGATGTTCTTGAAATCTGTGGAGCAACTGTGCTGATGAGATAGTTGTCGTAGAAAACTGTAGACGCGAATTGCCTCAACCAAGGTGTATCGCGCTCAACCCACTTATTCACTTCTTTGGATAGTTTGCGCAAAGAGAAATATCTATTGAACTCAGACTGAGTATTTGAATAAAATGCCCAACCATCGTGCGATCTAAACCAAAGTTCACTATTCACCAAGGCAAGATACGGACTTGTGCATCCACGCCCTAGCAATGAAATGCGTTGGATGTTAGTTGTATTCCATTGCGATCTTGGAATAGATACATCCATTGCAAACGCTCCGTTGCCAGTTAAGACCACAAGCTGACCTTGGCCGCGAAGGTTCAAACCAAGTTCGGGCATCACTTTCATTCCTGTGATGTTTCCCATCATGCTTGGAGTAGAGAAGGCTCCACCCAATTCCCAATAAGTTATTTCAGTGAATCTGCGGGTGTTCGTAGTATCAGTAAACCCGTTGCCGTAAATAATGTCAGATGCGTAGATTTGATTGAACTTGTCAGATACAAAGACTCGCCCAAAGGCATACTCCATGATAGTGCCAATCGGCATTTCTCGGTTGAATGGATTTAGCCTCACTGCGTTTGTATTAAGATCACCATTCCATGCAATCGGGTTCTGGTATCCGTTTTGGATGTAGAGTTGATCTTCAGCCTGCACGAAAAAAGTGTGCATCAAACTTCCATCATTCCATGTCCAGCCATTGGGAACTGGCAGCCTGTAAGCGTAAGCAACATTGTTTACGATTTTAAGAAAGTAAATCACCCCAGAAACCGATATTACTATTCCATCAGCAGATTCGTATGTTGTCCTGCGATATGGATACGCGCCTTGGAAGTTGCCAGTCTGAATATCGTTTACGATAGTTTCGATCTGGTTCTCTCCTGCTACAATATTGATATTCCGTATGCTTGGACGAGTGCGGTTTATCCCACCTCTGAACGTCCTATTGACCGATTCAGATACATAGAACTCTGATAAATACGAGGGATGCGTAGAGGCATCTTGCGCCACTATGCTCGTGAATCCATCAAATACTGATCCTTCTGCTGGCATTACGTTTTGATAATGTAGTTCATTGCCACGTTGACTGGGCGAGTTTCAGCTATACCCTCAGATGAAATTGAGTGGGTATGCGAAGTCCCGCTTGCAGTCGTTCCAGCAAATGTATGAGTATGTCGAGTAGATGCGCCGCTTGTTTGAGGCGTTGTTTCGGGCCACGATTTACCAGTGCCATCTGGCGCATCACTTCCAGTATTCGATATGCTCAACCTAATGTAAGTGTGCGTGTGGTCAGGTGAATCAACCCCAGTAGTTCCATTAAATGAATGCGTGTGTGCTGATTCTCCGCCAGTCGTTCCATTATGATTGTGAGACTGTATGCCATATGCTTGCTGAGTTCCAAAAGCACGAAGAGGGTCAATGCCTCTTCCATTGTCAAATCCACGAACAAACATTCCACGAAGATCAGGAACCGCAAAGTTTGTCAACCCATCTCCAGCTCCATATGTAGTGCCAATAACAGAGAACAAGTTTGGTTGTGGTGATGTATCAAGTGACGTTCTGCCATACAACCCACCATCGCAAATAACCCATCCAGATGGGGCAGAGTTTGCTGCGAAAGGAACGACAGTTCCAGTTGGAATGCCGCCCGGAATCGTGGAATTAAATTGAATGTTGCCACTTAAAACTTGCAAAAAATCTCCATTAACTCCACTTGCAAGTGAAAATGAACTTCCAGTTTTAACCACAACCCCGTCTCCAGTAGGAAGCAGTGAAGCAAGATTGCCTATCTTCCATTGAGTTCCATCCCAGTAAGCCAAGAAGTTGTCTCCAGTATCGGTAGGTTGCCACTGCCTTACAGTTCCATCAGCTTGAAGAACCATGATCTTAGGCGCGACATTGACTGCATTGAGCTGAAGGCTTGGTAGCTTAATGGGCGATGTCAACGACCCACTCTTCCAAGCAACATCATTATTTTGGTCATACTGAAGCACAGAAACTTCAGTTGGTTCCAGCAATACTTTTTGGCATGATGCGTTATCTTCTACGACAAGTTTACGTCCATCTGTAGTTGTTTCGAGTCCTTCGCAAAATAACGGGAACTCTGTGTCGCAAGGTGGGCAGTTTGTGCAGTCACTCATGATGTTACTGATTTGATAATTGTGAAGTTGATTACTGGAGCGTCTACAGCAGTTCCAAGCAAAGATATGAAGTTTACAACAAAAGAAGTTCCTCCAACTATTTTACCTACACTAAAAATATAATTATTCGATCCCCCAGAATGTGATAGCAGGATAGTATCTGTTGAACTAATCACTGTATTGTTAACAGTAAATGATGCCCATGATGTTGAGCCTGCCGCGCTGAACATGGTTATTGAGCCGCAAATTTTATTGATGGTTACTGGAGTTGTTCTGGATGTTCCCTGAACCACAGTTCCTCCTGCACCAGTTGTGTATCCAATTCCTGCTGATGGATCGGTGCTAACAATACCTCCAACAACTTGAAGTTTTGCTGTGGGGCTTGGAGTTCCAATTCCTACGTTTCCTGCTGAATCAACAATGAATGGCGTTGTATCGGTGGTCTCATCTTCTACTCGCAAAGGAACACCCGCTCCAGATTGAGTAATTCTAACTATGTCGTTTGCCGTTGATCCAGCAACGTGAAAATTACCAAGTGGCACGGTAATGCCAACACCGATATCACCTGCGCTTGTTACACGCATTCTCTCCACATCATTTGATTTGATGATGAGTGGATGCGCCGAAGACGTTCCCACTTCAGCCTGCGCGTTTTGTTCTGCGGTAAGATTAACCGATACTCCGCCTTGAGTTGCAATAAAAGCAGCCGCAGCCGATCCCGATGTATTGGCGTTAATTATTCTTGCAGCAGTTTGCGCCGCCTGAGATTGAGAGATGTCCAACTTTACTGCTGGCGCGTTAGTTCCTATGCCAACATTTCCGTTTGTATTTGACTGAAGATTTACATTCGTTCCATCAATTTGAAGATTGGCTGCGTTAGTAAAGATTCTTGGGGTGGCTCCAGTTGCTTGAAGTCGAAGGTCGTAGTCATCCGAGTTTGGATTTTTTAAATCCATGTAAACATTTCCCGTTCCTCCAACCTCAATACGAGTATCCCCTGATGGGTTGTTTAAAAGCAATTCAGTTCCGCTAATTACTGAGAACGCAACGCCGCCAGTTGAATCCCTTTTGACTATAGTATTCGGGGTGTTTGTGCTTACAGCTTGAGTAAACTTGATAAATCCATCTGTAACTATCGGAATACTGCCATCTGTGCCAGTCAATCGCTTTTGGCAAAACAGAGAATCCTCAACAACAAAAGCCTTAGCTGTGCTAGTTGTTTCAAGCGGCTCACAGAATAATGGATAATCTGTTTCGCAAGGAGGGGCGGGTGTGCATGGAGTCATAATGCTTTTTGGTTATTACAGTGCTTGCCAAGCGGTTCCATTCCATACGAACATCGTGTTTGATGCAGTATTGAAATACAATGCGCCGACGATTAGAGCGTTACCAGAATTATCAACTGTTGGCGCGGTTGCTTTTGCTCCCAAGTAAACTGTGTTAAATTGAGCTACTTGATCCGCTGCGTATTGGGCGATTCTAGCATAGTAAGCTGCCCTCTCTGCGATTGCATTCATCGCGTCTTCGCTTGGGCCGCAGGGATTGCATTTAGAACTTCTAGATTTGGAGCAACTCATAATGTTTATCGTTTACGATAATTTAATCAAGGAAACTTGCACTGACAAGAGAAATTTTTGGGTGAGCGTAGTTCAGCCATTCTATCGCAATGCTATTAGGATCATTGTACCATGCGCGGAGATTTACGCTTTTCCAATAGCTGTCCCACACATAAAGTTTATTTGCTCCAGTAGGGTAAAGGTATACACAAACTGCATGCGCCCACTCTATGGTCTCTATTCGCAGCACACGGGCTTGTATATCGCTTTTCTTGAGTGCTTGCGTCATTGCTATTGCTTCGGGTAAACAAGCGTTTTTGTAGATGCCTGCAAACTCTGGCTCGGCTACTGGAGGCATAGCACATCCAGCAAGAACAAATATAACTATGGTGAGTATAAATTTCATACTTGATCTACTAAAAGATACGGTATTGTCTTTTGATTGTATCTTCTCATTTCAGAGTATACAAGGTTAATAAACCCATCCCATTGGGCGGGGTAGATTGTTTGACAGCCCAATGAACTTGTTGAGTTGTATCCGCCTTTGTGGATGTTAATTGCTACCCCCATAGAATCGCCCTCACCATCTCGCGTAACAGGCAGTTCTTCTTTTGCGTTAGCAGGTCGCAACGCTGGGTAGCCACCTCCGGGTTTACTGATACCATGATTGCCCTTGCGATACCTATGAACACCCGTTTTAAGAACCGCGATACCTTTCTTAAAAGCCGATGGATCAGTATTTGCGTTGAAAGTAGCGTGAACAGAAGGAGAAAGTAATATGATTGCATCGTCGTATATGCCACGATCATTCTTTCCTTTAACACCCATTGAATCTGCATAGTATCCTCGTATTCCAACCAAAGCAACGCGATCTTCTATCCCAGCACGGATCACCATGGCAAGGGTTTTTTCTTTCGCTTGTTGAGGTCTGGATTTAGGAACCATGATTATCCCTTACGGATGACATTGATTAGTCCAACCAATCCAAGTCCAGCAACAATAATTGACTCCTGTAATTCTGGCTCAATCTTAACTCCAACCGCTGTTGCGATTAGGATAATACCACGCCATGTTGAGTTTTCACTTAACTTTTCAAGTAGTGCATTTACGATTTTCATTTTTTTGTTCCTTTGGGTTCTGGAAGCTCGTAAGTGAGTCTTCCGAAATCTGTATCAAGAGAAATACCCAGCGTTTCGCACCCAGTCAAAAATGCCATAGCGAGAAACGCGAATGAGATCAAGATCATTCCTAGAGCGATTTGTTTAGGCTTCATTTGTTTTTATTCCAGTTTTTAGCAAGCACGATAAGCGATCCGATCCCCACGGCGATACCAACCAGAAGAGATACTATTCTTAACCATGCTTCAATTTCTGGCAATAACGAAATTCCAACAGAAGTTGCTGTTGCCAAAACTCCAGCCACGCCTGCATTAAATGAATGTGTGTCCATATACTTTAATTGTTGGTAAGTTGTGCCATGGCTGCAACAACCACAGCTTCAAATGTTATTGGAGGAAACGGCCAGTCATTTCGTGGACTTTGATCTTGCGCGAAAATCGCAAGTACACCTTGCAAATAGGATTCGAGTGCGTCGAGTTCTGGGCACGATTTATTTGCGGCTGTCAAGTTAATACGAAGATAAATTAAAGTTGGCTGATAGTTGCTACCCAATCCAACAGTCTCTAAATGCTCAATAGCGGTGACGTATGGCCGTGGCGTTGGGATCAATGATAAAGTCGCTGGATCCCATGCCAACACGTTGCTCAATAACCCAGTTGCCTCAGCGTCCGTTAAAACAAACGCTGAGAGATTTGCTGGCAGAGGGTTTGCAATTACAGTCCCGAGGCTGACCCCCTGACCCGTTGCTGTATCGTAAATTAAAGTCCAATTTTCCATAATCAAACTTTCGGCACAGCAATGATACAAGCATCATATTTGCCGGGGTTGGTTGCAATGTTGTGGCGTATGGAGAGCCGCGACCCAGCAGGAACTTCTCGGCCAAACAAAAACGGCCATGTTCTACGCATTGATACTGATTCGGCATTTGCCGCTGAGAAAATAATTCGCCCAAATGAAATTTCACTTCCCGCCGCTCCAACGCCTATCTCGTAAAGCAATTCGTTGATTGTTGCGGTATCAGTATCAGAGGTACTTGGGACGATGGCAAATGCAGAGTATGCCTGTGACGTCGATGCGGTTATTTCGACCCAAGTTCCAGACGCTCCGCTCATTGCTGTGCCTGTGCTAGTTGCGGTGTCTGTTCCAAGAGTATCTAATGTTGCTGGCGTTAAACTTGCATCGCCAGCATCAAATGCTAAAAATTCACGAGCGGGAATTGTAATTGTTTTGCTCGCCACAACAGACTGCGCTCTTAGGGCAATACGCGCTCCAGATGCGATATTAACTGGTATCGTAAAAATTCCTACCGACTGTCCACCAACGGCTATATTCGGCACAACAACTACTTCACTGCCAGCCGCACCCACGCCAATGTCCATCAGCGTGGCGGTGTCTGTCAGCGATGTGTTTACGTTTGTCACAACAAACGACAACAGAGTGGTTTGGCTCGACGTGCTGGCAATCACTTGCGACCACGCACCTTTTGTATTCGGTGTAGCTGATGCTGTTACTGTGACGGCAGCCGTATTGAGTGTGCTGCCTGTGACTTGAGGGCCAGCAAAAAATGGTATGTTCCGAAATAACGGAGTCGCACCTAAATATCCTTTTTGTAAAAGTGGCATATTATGGGTCTGTTATTAGGTAAAGGGTTGTGGCGTCTGGAGAGCCAATAGCGTTGTATTCTGCCTGAGTCAAGGATACAATGTTATTAACAACGTCAGAACCACTACCTGCTGTTGTATCCGATACAACCATAGTTCCATTGCGGTTAGGAGCGGTGAATGTGCGAGTCGTCGCGGTTGCGATGTTAGTGTCAACCTCGAAAGCCATCTTCTTAGTAGCGTCCACTGATCCGACAATTCGGAACACATTGTCGGCTGGCTCGGAAGACCCGCCGCTCGGCCCAGTAGCTCCTTGCGGCCCAGTTGCCCCCGTTGCTCCCAATCCTGTTGCACCCGTTGCGCCAGTCGCTCCTGCAACGCCAGTCGCACCAGTTGGCCCTGCCGATCCCGCAGCACCAGTCGCGCCCGTTGCTCCAGTAGCACCAGCGATGCCTGCCGAAAAGATAATAAATGCAATCTCTTGGTTGTTTCCAAACTGAGAAACACCGCCAGAAGTTACGAGCGTCACTGGATATTCAACATACCCAGTCTGTAAAACTGGCGTCCCAGAAACAGTCCATTTCTGGAAGTTGTTACTATTGCCAATGTCTTGAATGATTAAGTTGTCACCCTGCTTTACAAGCGCAAGGAATACATCTACGTCCACATTGTTTTTGTCAATATGGCTAACATTGATTTGCGTCGCGCTTACCTGTGTTGATGTGTTCCAAAGCAAATAGCTATTACCCGGATCGCCGCTGGTAGATGAGGTATTAGCCTTGTAGTCGTAGAAGGACGAAGATTGCCCCGGAGTTCCTGTTGCACCCGTTGCGCCAGTCAATCCTGTAGCACCTGTAGATCCGCTTCCAGCAGGCCCAGTAGCTCCTGTGGCCCCCGTAGCTCCTGCTACGCCTGTCGCGCCCGTAGCACCGCTCCCCGCTGGGCCTGTCGCGCCTGTCGCGCCGTCGGCTCCTGTTGCACCAGCAACACCTGTTGCCCCTGTAGAGCCAGAACCAGTAGCACCTGTTGCGCCCGTAGCACCATTTGCTCCAGCAATACCTGTAGCACCCGTTGCGCCGTTTGCTCCAGCTACGCCTGTGGCTCCCGTGCTTCCAGTTGCACCATTTACACCTGCTACACCCGTTGC